CAAAAGCAATATCGCTCCAAGTTAACCATGGCGAATATAACGAATTTATCCAGAATCCCTTGTGCCTGCTTTTTACATTATCGCCGGTTACATTTCCAAACTGATCTATTTCAGCGTAATCAGATATCCATTTGCCACGTGTTAAAATATGGTTTTTCTGGTAATCCTCAATCCGTTTACCGCAATGACAACATTCGTACCACGCAAGCCGTTCGGTTTTGATTTTCTCTACATCTTTTTTGTCTGAAGGCCATTTGATTTGAGCGAACATTAAAATCTGATATTTACCGCAATGCGGGCAAGGTATATAAAATTTCCGTTTGTCAGAACGCTCATATTCCCGGTAAATATAACCTTCGTTTGTTGTTGGAGTTGAGACCTTGACTGTCTTTTTGTTCCAGAACGTTTTTTGTCTTTCTGAAGCAAGTTTGATCGGGTCTGCTTCACGTCCTGAGAATCGAGGGTATTTATCGACTTCATCTAAGAACAGATACCTAATAGGGCGTGAAGCCAAATCTGCCGGGCTGTTAGAGCCTGCAAAATATAAAATCATTCTGTCTAAATGATATTCCAGTTTGGTTATATCATCGGATAGTGACGGCAAATGGCGTTTCAAAGCCGGCGATGACTCCAGCATAGGCAAAACTCTGTTCTGCGATACGCTTTTTGCGTCATCGGCTCTCGGTAAAACCATAAGTGTAGGTCCCGGGTCTTGGTCGATGAGATACCCGAGCATATTATACATCGCCTCAGTTTTACCCACCTGAGAAGCTGCCATGACGGTGATTTCTTCGACATACGGATCTGAGAATGCATCCATGACTCCTTGCAGATATGGAGTCCGTGAAGTGTTCCATCTGCCCGGTTCAGCCGATGTGATTGCGTTTAATATCCGGCTTCGATCAGCCCATTCACTCACGGATATATCTTCAGGTACCCGCAACGCTTCTTTTATCACATTCGGAATGATATTTTTAACTTTTCGTGCTTGTTCCAAATAATCAGTTTTCATCAGCCATATTCTCACTTTGAATCATTTCTTCATCCATACCGCATAACTCTTTTAAAATTTCGGTGATATGTTCTCTTAAAACCGCTGAGATTAACCGAGGTTCCAGCATTGCCAATTTTGGAGCTACATAATTCGGTAATGCCATCAGAGCTGTTTTTAATCCGATAATTATTGAAGTCCACTGAGCCTCTACATCTGTTCGTTTTACAAGATCACCTGTCATCTGACTGAATTTCGTTTCAAGAATCTTGTATTTCATCTCTTTGTTTTTCTCGTCCCATCCGGTATAGCCATCAGTAATTTTGTGACGCCATCTTTCAATAAGAACGACATTGTACCTGCCGTCATCTTCAACCGGCATACCGGCTCGTTTCATATACCGAACTCTGCGGGTCGATACTCCGATTGCTTCGGCTACTTCTTCCTGAGTACCGACAATCCATGGTTTACTTTTCTTTTTTGTAGCGTTCTCAAGTTCGCCGATCTCATCAATCTCTTTTTTGCTTAAAGTAACTCCTCTTTGAAGTTTATTAACCAGAGAAAGATGCCTTTGCGCTTGTGCGATTTCTTTTAGATTCGGTTTTGGTTTGTTCAATTCTTCAGGCATTGATTATCCTCGCATTATGCTCGTACAGCTTTTTTGCCGGTGAATTCTTCCCATCTTCGAATTGCTACATCACAGAATCGGGGTTCGATCTCCACAGCGAAAACCCTCCGGTTAACTCGTTCACCAGCTATAATCTGCGATCCTGAACCGGAAAATGGCTCATAGCAGATGTCGCCAACATTGGTATGAACCCGCATAGGAATCGCAAAAACTTCTGTCGGTTTTACAGTCGGATGGTCAAGCCCGGGATTTCTCTTTTTGCCTTCCCAGTCAAGTTCCCAAACATCGGTGTAATATTCCGGTTGAGTTGGATCACCTGACCTGAGATAATCTATTGTCCAGACACTGCCAATAGACTTGTTTTTAGGTTTGTACGGCGGTTTCTGACCACGAACCCACATAAGCAAACATGGTTCGTGTCTCCATGAATAGAACGAATAAGTCAAAACCACGCATGGTTTCACCCATATAATCTGCTGGTGAATGAGGATATCCAGATCATCACACACTTGCTGAATATCGTACCTACGCTTTGAAGCGTGCCACAAATAAAGAGCGGTATTCTCTTTGATGTAGTTTAGGCCGACGGAATAATACTGTTTCATGAATTCTTTAGCGTCCGGAATATCAACTTCATGGTAAACATCAGACCAGTCTTTGCCTCCGTTCGGACGATCCGCACCGGTATAATCAACACAATACGGCGGATCGGTTGCGAACAAACTTGCTTTGTGCCCATCCATGAGGCGGGCGACATCCGAATCATTTGTGCTGTCGCCACACAAAAGCCGATGATTTCCTAAAATCCACAAGTCGCCTCGTTTTGTGATTGGTATTTCAGGAATATCGGGAATATCATCCGGCAAGGTTTTTCCTGAACCCATATTCTCGGTTTCAAACTCTGACAACTGTTCCCGCAACTCTTTCATCCTTAAAGCGATGTAATCGTCCGCCATCTCATTTCTTAACCGTTCCAGCAGTGGAGTTATCGCTTCCGTCCAGTATCCGACAATTTCCTGAGAGTTAAGCGTTACATTCATTGCCATTTCGGCGATATCATCAAGATCAACCATAATTGCTGTGACCGATTCTATACCATCTTCCATCATAATCTTGTACCGCTGATGACCTGATATGATCCGCATGTTCCGTTTATTGACTACAAGCAGATCGACTAACCCGAATTTCTCCAGAGAGTGCCTTAACCCCGCCAATGCCTCTTTTGATATTTCTCTAGGATTATACGGAGCGGGTCTGAGTTCCTCTAATCTGACCTCTTTTATCTCCGGTTTTGTGCTTATTTTTGACATTTTTACCTCCTTTTTTTAGGAATAGGAATACGATATTTTTTTCTTAGATCACTGACAAACTGCGCTCGTGTTACCCGCATAAGGCACCCGCCCAAGAGGGACCCAAGCTCATCATCAACCAGTTACAACTTACATTCATGCTTTACTTACCCTTTTGTTTGTCGTTTAGGGACGTTAGGGACGTTTCTTAGGGATGTTTCTAAATCTAATCCTTCACTACATAACATGCTTATTAATAAGAACTTGTTTCTTGGGGACGCAAGGGACGTTTCTTTTTCTTATTTTTTATATATATTATTTATATTTATGTTATTTATTTATAATAATAAGAAAAAGTTTCGTCCCTAACGTCCCTTTTAATGTATTATGCTTTGATGCAACATGATACAAAGGGACGTTTCTTAAAAAGTTTCGTCCCCATAACGTCACTAACGTCTCTACCTCAAGCTCAAAAAGGACATTCAATTTCATAATATTCGTCCTTTTTAATATTTTTCTTATTTAAAAAATCGTCGTTTTTTGAGCTTGAAAAGTTGTTATTTTCACTATCTGAAAAATCATTGTTATCGTTTCGCATGCCAATGCCAATCCAATGATATTTACCTTTATTTATGCCAGACGAATATAATCTCTCGTGCTTAAACCCATGCTGTTTCATATATTCGTGAAACAGAGTTCTTTTCATCTGGTGATATCCGTTATCTTTAGCCCAATCCTGTAAATCTTTGAGAATATGCGAAGCTAACACATAACATTTTTCACTCTTAACACATCGTTCTTGAATATAGTTCCCGATAACATCCGATTCTTCTTGATACTCATCCGTAGCCTGCTGAATCTTTGTTGCTTCTTTTAATCCTTCATTAAGCCATTTTTGGAATCCTTCAACTGCCCAATTAAGAATACCTTCATATTCTGAAGCTAATTTTTCATCGAGCTTATCATCACGTTCCTCAGGTGTGATAACCTTCTCAAATGGGATAGTTTTTATCCTGCGCCAGATACCTTTATCCGTTCCTGAAATATTGGGTTTATGATTCGTAGCGAAGAAAATCTTAAAAGTAGCGAAGAAATCGAAATATTCATGATGCAGGAATCTCGCTGAAATCGGATCGTCGCCAGTCAACTGCTTAATCTGAGCTTCAGCCAACGATTTTGATTTGCCCGACTCAACAGCTGTAACAAACCGAGTGCCGTTCAATCTCGCTATATCGTTGGGTATCGTATCGTTATATTTCTCCATCAAAGTAGTTGCCGGCGTATTGATTGCGTAATCGCCAAGGATCCTGAAAATATGTTTCAGGAAAGTCGATTTGCCGTTCATACCAATACCATAAAGGATAAAAATACACTGCTCTTTAATCGAACCGGATAGAGAATATCCGACAGCTTTCTGCATAAAGTCGATAAGCTGAGTATCGCCTTGAAATATCGAATTTAAGAACTTCCTCCATTCAGGACAATCCGATTCCTTCTTATAATCAATCTCAATTTTTTTAGTTATGAAATCGTCTTTGTTATGTGGATACAACTCACCAGTTGATAAATTCAGCGTTCCGTTCCTGCAGTTAAGCAAATATACATTCTTATCGAATTGATTATGCCTGACAGCGATATTGCCTTTAGACCGGGCAAGATTAACCATAGATTTCAGCTTAGCCTCAGATTCAGATTTGACAGCGTGTTTCATCAAATCTTTATCTTTGTTAGCCTCAGCTAAAGCGAATATATTCTTTACCGATTCCATCGCCAATTTGATTATCTGGAAAGTCTCATCCTTAAGCCATCGTGAACCATCCCAGATAAACCATCCGCCAAGAGCATCGCAATACCGTACACAATCGCCGTAAGTCTCATAAAACAACTCTGCGCTCCATACATCTGTATAAGAAGGTTTTCTGCCTTTAACTTTGCCGTCGCTGTATCGTGATACACTTTTTGCGATTCGAGTAACTTCATAATTAGGTAATGGCGGTACACATTTGTTTTTGTTTATCGACTGCAAAGACGATTCAATCTGGGCGAAATCAAGACCGGCTTTTCTTAACTTAACACCGGTAACCATAAGCCCGCTGTTCCGCTGTCCTTGGGGAAATTTATCATCATCAGCTACATAAACTTCCGGTTTGTTCCTTAAAATCAAATCAATAAGCCAATCCGGCGCATCAGCAACAGGCGTATCGTTAGGTTGATGCGCAATCTCCCATTCATACCGTTTGCCATTAACAATACTACCTGGAGCGACAACATATCCTCCTTCACCACGGATATCGAGGTCTTTGCCGATTTTGCCTTGTGAATTAAGTATTTCCACATTCTGCGGATACTTAAAATATACCTGTCTGCCTCCAGACCAAGTAATACACTCAACAGAATCCGGCAAAGACCCATATTTTTTCTCCAGAGCGAATAGCGATTCATCGCCGACTTTGCAGTCTTTCACATCAACATCTAAAACGAATATCCCTGATTTACGGCCGGTCGCTATGGCGACATTTGCGTTCGGAAACCTTTTCCAGAATGATCTTATTTTAGCCTCATCAGTAGTCGCTTCTTTATGCCCGTGAGTATTCGGGAACGGAACTTTCTTGTTCGTTACAGGGAATACATGCCATCCACGTTTAGCGTAACTTAATGCGATATTAATCATTCTGTATCTCCGTTATTTCCGAATTAAAACGGTATATCATCTGTAGTTTCTTCATGAACTTGAATATCGTCCACCTTAGCCGAGAATTCGTTCCACAAATGCTCGCATATACCATATTCTTCAGGCGTAACCGTTCCTACAGGCGTAACTTTAAGCACGGCATACGTTCCAATGTCGTTGGTTTCCATTGCTGAAGTCAGTTTATATTTGCGGGAAAACATATCTCCACCGCAAAACTTAGCCAAAGACAAAAGCTGTTTACCTGTTTTGTAACTTGTTTTTGAAAAACTTAAGATGATCGGCATAGGGCATCCAGGGAAATACGAAAAGAAGTTCAGGAACGTCGTCGCCGGCGGTTTCTCGCCATTAGGTCCGAACTTGGTTTCATCAATAACTTTCGGATCAGACGAATCAGCTGATTTCCAAACAACCGCACCAGGCTCAAAGGAACTCAAGTAATTCGGATCGTCTTTCTTTCTCGGATTAAACCGGATAAAATTCTTAAACATGAATACCGGAATGAATTCCTGCGACAATACTTCTTTGGTCAACGAATTGATAACCGACCCAATTTTAAGCCCTTCAATCCCTTCAGATAATTCAGGCGATAAAGCCTGAATCAGTTTAGCTCGAGGGATAATCAAATCCTCATGATCGATTTTCTCCTCAAATCCTCGTTGCGGTTTACTGAAATTCACCAGAGCAACCGCTGTGTTTGTTTGATTAGTTTCTTGTTTCATTCTTGCTTCTTCTCTTACAGTTCTTCTCATTGCATGCCTCCTTAAGCATATAACCTGATTGATGGTTTCAAATAGTACGTTATAAAATCCGGAATCTCAGTACCGTTCTCGATACACTCGCTTGCGAAACTCGATAAGCTCTGAGGCAAAACCGTAGTCTTGATCAAATCCTCACGATCCTGCTCATGCAAAAACTCAAATAACTTCTCCATATTCTCCTGCCTGCAACTGGCATACAAGCGAGGTTTCTGTATCTGAGCGTACCCGATACCGGCATACTTCGCTGTGGATATGGCTGAATGCGATTCCAAGAATTCAATTAAATCCGATTCAGCGTTATCAAATTCAGACTGTGCCTGTTTAAGTTCATCTTTAAGGTTGTTCAGCTTCTCCTTTGCGGATTTAAACTGTATAACCAGATCACGTTCTTTTGTTTTGTCCATTAAATAACCTCCTAAAAATTATGTTTTTATGCTTTCGCTAACCTTATAAATACATGTTTGCCTTGATTCAAAAGAACCGGTTGGTCTTTATGCCAAGCTGGTTTCCCGCAGATTTGCGGATTGTAATAATGATCTGCACCATCCGTGATATCTAATATCTCACCGCAAAACTCAATCTTGCAGATTAAATCAAATACCGTTTTCCAGACTTTGAATTCTTTTAAATTACCGAAAGTAAATACCTGAGCTTTTTTGAACTGCGAGCTGTCCGGGTATGCGGAAAACTGCTTCTCTTTAGTGAATACCTCGTATAAATCCTTGCATTTGAAATATGCGGGGCGTTTAACCCGGTTCTGCCCTACATTAATAATCGCCTGAGCGTTCCTTGCGATCTCAAAATAATCATCGGATGACATATCGACTTCAGCGAAAACAATATCCGCTACTGTCTTTAATTTTAAAAATTGATTCATAACTTTTCCTTTCCAGCTGTTGTTAAAAATTCTTTAACTTCGTCTATACTTCTACAAACTGCCGAATATCCACCGGCAGATTTAATCTTTTCAAGCGCATGAGCCTGAATCTTTGTTGCTTTATTTTTGCCAACTTTAAGCTCAATTGCGTAAAACTTTCCTTCAATACATAAAATCAAATCCGGTATACCTGAAGTCCAGCGGTCTGCGGTCTTATACAGCCACACATTCGGGTACTTTTCTTTTATGTACCGGATAACCTTTTCTTTTAGCTGACTTTCCGACAATGGCATAAACGATATCCTGTAAACTTTGTTTTTTATGAAGTACATCGAGCAACTGATGATCGATGGTATCTTTTGCGATTATGTAAATGTATAAACAGCTTTCTTTTTGCCCGATTCTATGAATGCGGTCTCGTGCCTGAGCATGAGCTTCGTATGAATAATCCAAAGAATAGAAAATCATAGTTTTGCAGTTAATGAATGTAAGTCCATGAGCCGCTGATCGTGGATGCGCTATTAGATAGCGAACCTGATTTGTCTTGAATTTTGATATGGAATCTTCCCGATCTTTTGTTCCAGCATATAGCGTTACAATCTGATCAGAACCGTATTTCTTTGATATGAATTCTTGGATAGATTCAACTTCATAATGAAACTGAGTCCAGATAATGACCGGCTGGTTTCCGAGTTCCTCAAGTATCTCTTCCAGTTCATTCAGTTTAGAAGAATTGCTAATTTCAGCTACATCGCCGGATTCAGTATAGAAAAACCCGGATGTCGCTTGCCTGAGTTTCATCAGTTTAGTCAATACAACAGGCGCAGTGATCTCCTCGCCGTCAATCTCAGCGGCAAGATGCCGTTCCATATCCTTGTAGGCTTTTATCTCTTTCGGATTAAGCTCAATTTCCCTAATCTGATCAATTTTATCCGGTAAATCCAATGCGTCTTCTTTCTTAATCCAATGAGTGAATGGAGCGATCTTTGACATAAGTACTTGTCTGTTATACGCAGAGATGGCATACTTCCATCCTTTACTCAGAAAATTCCTCATTTCGCTTTTACTGATATACTGTCCCTGAACCTGAAGAGTTTTGCCGTTTCGTTCCATATGAAAATATTTGTTGCGGAACGCATAAAATGAGGTGTGAAGTATTTCCGGCCGGACAAAGTTCATCTGACCCCATAATTCAAGTTCGCTGTTCGGCATAGGCGTACCGGATGCGATAATCCGGTACCGGAACATATCTGACAACTCAAGCAGTGTTTTTGTCGTTACACTATTATGATTTTTAAGTCGTGAACTTTCATCCAATACACACATGAAATCATAAGAACTGATAAGGTCTTCTATAACCGGCAAGTTGCGTTTCGATATAAGAGCTTCGTAATTAACGATAACTATATCAGGAACTCTTTTGCCAAGATTCTTAAACGGTACGGATGAAAAATTAGTGAATCTCCTGATATCCTCACCCCATGCGGAATTGACCAGCGATAAAGGACATACAACCAGCAATTTGAGTTCAGGATTAAATATCTTATAATATTTATATATCTCAAGACATGTTCTTGTCTTGCCTAGTCCCATATCCCAGAACAAAGCACAATTGCCGTTATTGTTTATCGCAAATTGAATCCCCGATTTCTGATGAGAAAATAAACTTGGATTATTCATTCTTGTTTCTTATCCTCTCAACTGTAAAATTCTCTTCACCAACCTGACGGCTTATGAGACCGGTAAACACCTGAGCGATATGTTCTCCGACATCGCTTGACATATCGATAACCGCTTTGCCCTTCGATGCGAGATAAGCCGCATTCAACCGGACTTTAGGTTTGCCGAATACACATTCAGCGGTTATTATCGCCAGAGCCATATTCTCCTCGATCTCCTTCTTAGTTAAGGTGTTATCAAACTCAAATCTGCATAACGTTTTCATATCAAACCTCCTTTTATCTTCCACCTTATACATACCCATTCCGTTGGAAAACCGTCGCAATCTTTTTTCAATTATTTAAAATAATCTGTAAGTCCTTCTTTTTCTGATAGTTCCTTAATACGTTGAATTTCACGGTAAAGCGTGCTTTTATGTCTTTTTAAGGAATGGCTTGTTCTTAAAATGTTAAAATTGTTTTCAATCAAGGAATTGCATAAGCGGATCTGTTCTGGATTAAGCTTTTGAAAAACTTTAGATAGATCAATTTTGTATGTAATATTTAATTGATCTGGGTCGATTTGACTTTTGAGTCCATTTAGTTCTAATGAACTATCATGTTGATCGGGAGTACATTCGGATTCACTTTCATAAATTAATCTTCTCTTATCCGCACTGGCTTTTCTGCAGAGTTTGATTATCCAATTTGTAATTGCTTTTGACATGTAAGTTTTTTCAGATACATAACAATTCGGATCATATTTATCCCTAATTTTCAGCCAATGTATAAAAGATTCCTGCATTAAGTCCTCATAATCACCGAATCGTAATCTTTTAAGAATGCGCTCAAATTTATTAGCGATAATTTCTACAGTTTCAATTTCCCATTTTTCAAAAATACACAAATAGCTTTGGTTCCGTTTTTTCACATACTCCTCCTTTGTTCGGGTGAAAAAAACGGAACCCAAAAAAATATTAGCCTGCCTGACCCGCCCGGTCTATCACCGAGGGCTCGCCGAGGTTATGTAAGTAGCTTTATACCAATTTAAAATAAATATGATGCGACGGTTTTCCTGCCAAATGGGTATATATAAAAGTGGAGGTGTTTTACTGTGTCTCGGAAAATAGAAATTGAGATCATGCCTTTCCCAAATGAGCAGGAAAGACAGCGAAAAATAAAAGAAATGGTTTCAGGGATAGTTTATGACTATCTCAAAGAAAATGGTCTGCTCAAAGACGTGCCCGATAAATCCGCAGAAATAAAAAATCTCCTTGAAAATACACGAAAACTGACAAAACGTTTTAATGATTATGATAATACAGATAACACATTGATAAATATTGACTTGTAAATGGATTTGGATAGGGTTGTGAGGGGAAGTTAAGTAACCCCTAACAACAAGAGGTAAGCATGAAAAAATGCGGATTCGTAATCAGAGTAAGCACTGACCGCCAAGCACAAAACAAAGAAGGATCGCTGAAAAATCAACTCCAGCGACTTAAAGCGCATATTGATTATAAAAATGTAGCTTGCGGTGAAGACTGGGTTGAAACCGGAAGGTATATTTTAAGCGGTGTATCCGGGAAAGATTCGTTTAGAAGCCCAGAGTTCGCTCAGCTTTTTGAGGATATGCGAACCGGTAAAGTTAATACCGTTATGTGTACCGCTCTTGATAGAATAAGCAGATCTGTAAAAGATTTCCTGAACTTCTTTGAGATACTCAACAAATATAATGTTGAGTTTGTCTGCCTGAAGCAAAACTATGATACGACATCATCACAGGGGAAACTGTTTATCACAATAATGATGGCACTCGCTGAATTTGAGCGTGAACAGACATCTGAGAGAACAAAAGAAGCGACCCTTGCCCGGGCTGAACGTGGTTTATGGAATGGCGGACAGCTTTTAGGGTACGATTTAGACC